GGGTCAAAGTCAATCTCCATCCCACCCATTGCAATATGCAAACTTTCTGGGTCGTCAATTTCAATCTCGATGTCGGGCTCATCGCCGCCGAGTAAGGACTCAAGTCCTAGTGGTGCTTGGTTTAGGCTTTTATCAAACATTTAGTTTCTCTGCTGTTGTTAGTAATATGCATTGCGCCGTGATGACCGCCCTCTAAACTCTCGCTCTGGTTCTGGTTCATCTAAATTAGTTGAAATAAACCCGCCTTTTCTAAACCTTGCCATCGCCATTGACACGGTATCCACATAGTCATCGTGTTGCCCTGCGGGAAATGATGCCACCTCTTCGATAACCTCGTCCGCAAATCGTGTGTTCGGTGCCCATACTCTACCAGAGTGAAATAAGTCTGCAACCGCATTAAGCCTAGATATCTTATCGTTACCTCTTGTAGGCGTAAATTCCATCACTGGAATACCCATTGCACGTAGCTCATATATAAGTGGCGCACCAGACGCTTTCTTTTCTACGATTATACTATCAGGTTGCCAATAGTTATAGTCATCCAGCACAACTTGCTTAAGTTCGGGGAACTCATACCGCCCACGTTTCGCATCAAGCATAATAATGTTAGCCTGCATCACACCATTCTCGTTGTCTTGGTAGAACACGCCCCACACAGTACACGCACTATAGTCAGCTCGCTGCGATTTCTCAAACGCCGTATCCCAAGTCATTAATATAAAGTCTGTTGGAGGCGGGTCTTCCTTGGTCCATTTCATCCACCATTCTCGTTTAACTATCGCACCCTCTTCAGAGGTCGGGTCTTGCTGATACTGCGCCTGCCACTTGGACACGTCAATTGCATCGCGTGTCGCTTCTAATTCCTCAAGACTCCAGAACTCAGGCCATAGCGGTTTACCCGATGGCAATATGGCAGGGAACTCTACCACTCTCCAATTCTCGTTGCCTCTCTGCATCGCCGCTTCAAGCACTTGTCCCGTCAGGTCTCTTTTTGACCAACGAGTCTGGATGATGATTATGGCTCCGCCAGGCTGGAGACGCTGACGCGGACCAGACGTGTACCACTCGTACACTTTATCGTAAATCTCAGGATTACTCGCTGCTATCGCCGCTTCTTGTTCACTGTGCGGGTCGTCAATTATCAGCAGGTCAGCACCTTTACCAGTTACTGCACCACCTACCCCAATAGCAAAATAGTCACCACCTGCACTGGTGTTCCATCTACCCGCCGCCTTCGAGTCAGACCGCAAACCTACATTGGGGAACACTTCTTGATACGCAGGAGAGTCTACTAAGTTACGCACTTTACGACCAAAACCCACCGCAAGGTCAGCTGTATGCGAGCACTGAATTACTTTTTTATTAGGAAACCGACCTAAAAACCAAGCTGGCAAAAGGTACGACCCAAACTCACTCTTTGTATGACGTGGACCTAAGTTAATAATTAATCTTTTACATTGTCCGTTGGCTACGCGCTCAAACTCTGAGGCTATCCTTGCATGGTGCCGACCATAAATAAAGTCAGGCCACACCGACTGCACAAACGCTAAGAAGTCAGTCTGTGCTTTTTCTCTCTCTTTTCTGCGGGTAAGCTCACGCACAAGCTCTGCTAGGCGCTCTTTATCTGATGGAGGTATGTGAGCTAACTTACTCATCCTCTACCTCTTCAAACTCCTCTTCTTTAGCATCACCTTTAAGCTCTTCATCGGAAATCTGCTCGTATTGCACATCAATAGCACCAAGCTCACCACCAACCGAGTACGTGGACATCAACTCATTAAGCTCTGTCTCTAGGTCACCTGTCGGTTTATCTGTAGCAGCTACCTCTACTTTTGTCGTAAAGAGCCCAATTTCAGTTACCTTACCTAACATCTCAACCGCCTTAATTTGAAGTTTTGGGTCTTCATTTTCGGCAAGTTCAAACAGCTTAAAAAGCACATATTGACGCATCTTGTTTGTAGAATTCGCCAATGTATAGTCAAAACGCTTTAAAAGTTTGTCGAGCGCTTTCGCCGCACCGGGTGTGGTAGGTGCAGGAGGTGCATCAGGTTGTTCTAAAAATATATTTAAGGCTTCATTTTTTTCTGCATAAGTTAATTGCGGTTCTGGCAAAGGGGGCATCCCCTGTGCATCTAGGAATGTGGGGTCTTTGAAGGCTTCTTTTGCGTTGAGTCTTCGTTTTGTAGCCTCACTAGGGGCGGTGTGTCCGCATACAGTGGAAAAATCAAAGGGCTCGACCTCATCAAAATCCACGAAATCATCATAATCGTCTTCTATCTGCATATTCTTTCTTTGTTATAAACATACATGAGCACATAGCTTACCCTACTTTGTAAATTTTTTGTGAAAAATTTTTTTGATGGGCGTTTATATAAGTGACGGGGGGTGTTTACGTTGGTTGTTAGTGGGTTATGTAGGATTAGGGTGATTTGGTAGAAGTGGGGTTACAACGTGTGGAATAGTATGTATATAAAAATGGGGGACTCCTAAATATTATTTTGGGGGGTGGGGGTTGACCTTACCACTATATATACAATGTTTTGATATATAGCATGATGTTTTTACCGTGTTTAATACATATAGCATACATATAGCATACATATAGCATACATATAGCATACATATAGCATACATATACATAATAACCCTATAATCTATACGTGATACCAGGTAAGTCTATTCCGTACTCGAGTACGGATTACAATGCGCATTGACTGCGGTTTACTTGTATAACTAAGTTATTATTTTATAACGATATTTAAAAATAAAGTATTGACGTAGGTTTCCTTTTGTTGTCTAATATACCTGCAGTATCAATTAACTTTAATTTACTTTATATAGGAATTTCATCATGAACGTTCAATCAAATGCTAACAATGAATTGTTAACCCTTAAAACAGTTAGTGATCTAACTAAATTTTTGACTGCTGTAGATATAGCAGATAACGCGGAAACGACACGTTTTTATGAAACAGAAAAAGCTATCAGTTTATTGAAAGTATTACGCGGGCAATATACAACGTTACAGCATGGAAACGCAACGGGCGCGGCTAACGTTGGCGAATTGCCCAACTGTATATACAAGCCCGTTATTCAATCATTGTATGACGGTAAAAAACAAACCGCAGAAATAGAAAATCGCGAATTTAACCTAAACTTTGAAGCATACCGTGATAATCAAGTACGCCAACTTAAGTACTATATTGAAACCGGCGAACTATTCAATCGCAAAAAAGAGACATTGCAAGAAAAGGCAATGGTATCTATTAAAAAACTTGAGGCAAAGTTAGCGGCTGAAAAGAAAAAGGCTGAGAAGTTAGCGGCTGAAAAAGCAGAGGCTGAAAAAGCAAAGGCTGAGGCTGAGGCTGAGGCTGAAAAAGCAAAGGCTGAGGCTGAAAAAATGATTGATGACGTCCATGAATTCATGGATACCAATCCTCAAGGGGCTGATGCAATAAAGGATGAATTGTTTGATGTTATCGATGATGCTGAGGCGGTTATAGCTGAGGCTGAGTTAGCAAAGGTAGATGCTACAAAAGCGGCTGAAAAGGCAAAGGCTGAGGCTGAAAAGGCTGAGGCTGAGGCTGAAAATACTGAGGCAAAGTTAGAAAAAGCAAAGAATAGACTCGCTAACTTAACCGCTGGTAAAGCAAGTAATACGCAAACCGATCCTAAATTGGATTTTAAAACGATGAACTTTTCAAAAGATTGTAAAGATACGGCAATCAGTATCCTAGAATCACTTGAAACGCATGACCTGTGTAGTGCACCGGAATTGTTATACCTAGCCAAACTAATTCTAGATAAGTACAATAAGTAAATGCTACGTGAAGCCCCCGAAAGGGGGCTTTTTTACGCCTAAAATTTACCAATTCCGTACACGTGTACGGAATCAAACCGTCGAAAGACGGTATTTTTTTGCCTAAAATTTAGCAAATATCTAAAATAATTTAACACCAGCCGCACAAAATGCGGTCATTTTGATACCTGTTTCCGTTTAAGACGGTGAGCTACGTGGGCGATTTTGGTCGCGCGTGGGTGTTAAAAATGATACCTGTTTCCGTTTAAGACGGTGAGCTACGCGATTGATTTTGATTTACCTGCGTTAACTTCGGTTCTTCTGTATTATGCTCTTTTCTGTGCGAGATGACATTTGTGTTACAATTACGCTTAGTTTACCAAACTTACTTTAAAAAAGTTAAAAGTTACACCTAGTTTACGTCGATTCGAATTCCCGTTCTGCAGAAATTTTGCAAAGTCCGTTTCTAAGAAGAGTTTTTTCGTGCACCTAAAATGCAAGGGTTCTAGTCTTTACTACTACTACTACTACTATTTATTTAATAATATATATAAGAAAAAAATATATATATT